TTTCCACAAACTATTCTTGTGGAAAGCCCCTTCCGTTATGTTACGGAAACAAGTCCGCTCTCGTCAGACGGACCGAACGTCCTCCGATGTCACTTTTGCGTATCCGTCAAACAAGCATGCCATTCCACATATCCACGAAATTCGGTAGGGTTTTCGCCGTCGTGGCGACGTTCTTCACTTGGATGCCTTTGATGCGTAGGCCAAGCATCGCCGCGAATGTGGCCATACGATGATCGGCATAAGTCTCCATCACGGCCGGTCGAAGGCAGCCCGCGGATACGGGCGTTATCTTCAATCCATCCGGCAATTCACGAGCTTCTCCCCCAATACGCGTGATTTCATTGACCAACGCCTCAAGACGGTTCGTCTCGTGTCCGCGTAAATGGCCGATGCCGATCATATTGGTCGGTTTGTCGGCGAAAGCCAGAATCGCAGCAAGCGATGGCGCGATTTCACCGGCAGCGGTCAGATCGAAATCACCCAAACCGTTGATGGCATGTCCACCTGTGACTTCGCAATAACGGATGCCGTTCTTTTCCGGGAAAGACACTTGCGCTCCCATGCGTTCAAGATACCCCGGCAGCAAACCACCAGGTTGCGTGGTGGTTTCCGGCCAATGCGGCACACGCACGGTTCCGCCGGCGATCAACGCGGCGCCCAGGAACGGAGCGGCATTCGACAAATCCGGTTCGACCGTCACCTGCCCGGGTAGTTGAACCGTTCCCGGAGCGACTCCCCAGACATGAACGTCTTCATCTGCAATCGCATCCACACCAGCACTTTTAAGATCGGCCACCGTCATTCGGATATGCGGCAGGCTTGGAGTCTTTTTCCCCGTATGGTGCAGCTCAAGGCCGCCTGGCACACGCGAGCCAATCAGCAACAGGCCGGAAATGAACTGCGACGAGCCGGACGAATCGATGGAAACCACATTCGGCGTTTCGCGCACGGCCGAATCAAATGCGGGCGGAGTGATTGTGAACGGCAGACGGCCTTCTTCACCGTGGTATTCAATGGTCGCGCCCAACTGCCGCAAGCCATCCAACACCGGTTTCATCGGGCGGGCATATGCCTGCTCATCGCCATCGAAATCGACGGGACCATCGGCGAACAGCGCAAGTCCCGGCACGAAACGCATCACCGTGCCGGCAAGTCCGCAGTAAATTTTCGCATCGCCATGGAAGTGGCCATCCGCTGGCGGCGTCACCGTTACCGTCGTATCAGTTTCGACATCAACCTCACAGCGGACGCCAAGCGCACGTAACGCCTCCATCATCAGCTCGGTGTCACGCGAGCGCAGCAGCCCTACCAAACGCACGGGCTCCGATCCGAGAGCCGCAAGAATGAGATACCGGTTCGACAGGGATTTGCTACCCGGCACCACCACAGTGGCGTTGAGCGGTTTGCCGGCATACGGTGCCGGCCATAGGTTCTCTTGAAGTGCTTCCATGCGACCCATGGTAACCAAAACCTGCGGAAAAAGACGTGTCCATCTCGTCAGCGACATGCTGGTATCCATATGGGATGCAAACTATACAACTCCTTCCCCATCTGCCTATCATTGCGTGTAGGCGTCCTTTGACGACGTCCGTTCTTTTTCACCTCAATGTGGAGGAGAGCGAGCGCATAGAATGACATCGCCACAGCAACCACAGCCATATGTGCCTGTGCCGCACCCCCAACAACCGAATGCGGCCGTGCCGCAGCCGCAGCCCTACGCGTCCGCATCGCAGCAATATTATCCGCCTGCCGCTCAACAGCCTCAGCCAATGGCTCCGGTTCCCGTTCCGGCGGGAGCGGCGTTGCGTACCAAACGCGGTCTGCTCAAATTCGTGCTGCTTGGTCTCATCACTTTCGGCATCTACGACATTTGGCAGATGAGTGAGGTTGGGGAAACCTTGAACCTGATCGCCACGCGTCGCGACGGCAAGCGCACCATGCACTATTGCCTCATGTTCTTCATTGTCGGCTGGCTGACTTTCGGCATCGGCTGGCTTGTCTGGAACCATCGTCTCAGCGCTCGAATCGGCACCGAACAGGCCGCCCGGCATTTGCCGGTGACCGTGACGGCCGCGACATACTGGCTATGGAGCGTTCTCGGCACGTTGATCATCGTCGGGCCGTTGGTCTACACATACAAGATCCTGCATGCCATGAATGATCTGAGCGCCGACTACAACATGCGTGGCATCTGAGTTTCTTTTGTGCGCACAATCATTGAAGCCCGGAATTCCAAGTGGCAAAACCATTGGAACTCCGGGCTTTTTGTCGGGCTGACAGGATTTGAACCTGCGACATTCTGCTATATTCGGGCATGGCATGACTGAGCGTAGCCGGGTGTGAGCATTGTCAAGAACGTTGAAATTCCAACGTTCTTAACAATACGATACGCAGTGGTTCGCTTTGTTGAAATTAACTGTTCGCAACTGTCATCGTGTCGATATCGTGTCGATGTGGTCGAACCGCGCAGCCTTCCATCGGAAAATGAAAAAGGCCCCTCCCCCAGCATAGAAGCTGAGAGAGGGGCGAGTGCGAGTCTCACGTCAGAAAATTAATCACTGGCCGTCCTCGTCGGCCTTGACAGACGTGAGCTGGCTCACGCCGATGAGCGCGCCGACGAACAAACCGATCGCGTTGATGGTCGTAACGAGTTCGCCGCAGTGCGGCAACCCCCATTGCGGGCCGACCACGCCGACCAGCCACGCGACGGCCGGCAAAGCGATCAACGCGAGCCACTTGAGTATGTCGTATACCCTGCCAGGCAGCAGGTAATCGGATTGCGGACTATTGGATTCATCCATTTTTCACCTCCTTAAACATTGCGGCAACCGTCTCCAACAACGCTTAAAGTCGTGGAGACGGGAGTTTCAGCGCAGGTACTGTCCGGGATAGATAACGTATGGGCTGCGGATGCCATTGCGTGCGGCAGCCGACTGCCAGCCGGAGCCGTAGATGCTCCACAGGCTTTCGCCGGAACGGACCACATGGCCTCCGACCCCGCTCGAAGC